CCAAACCCCGGACCTGATCAAGGGTGCAGTTGTCTGCGGATTCAACCTGACCTGGGAACCGCAGGCTCTCGGCCTGGCGGCTGACCCCGCCGGTGAAGACGGGGATGGAAATACGGGTGGTCGGCATCAGTAGCCCCTTCGCAAGTCGTTGATGTCACGGGGGTACCTCTGGTACCTCGCGTTGTACGGGTTGCTGCTGTGGCCGTACATGAAGTTCCCATCCCGCTGTCGAACATCTGCGGCCCGGCTGATTGCCCGGCTGTGCATCTGCTGCTGCAGGAGAACTTGGTCTTGGTTCGTTTCACCGACGGTCGCCATCTGATACAGACGGGCGGCGGTATCTGTGACCTCGAACTGAACAGCGGTTGGCAGCTCATCGAACTCCAGAAGCGTGAGCATCCGGACTTCCATCGCCTGCGTGAACACGTCGGTTCGGTTCTTGATGTCATACAGGTAGGTCGGGGTACGTCCCCGGGTGGTCACGTGCACGGCACGGTCCACGGCATCTACCTCGATCGTGTTGTCCGGCACCAGAATCTTCCCATCCGTGTTGGGAAGGATCTTGGAGTAGACCTCGTTGAAGTATCGACCCTCACTGCACGCGAAGGTCACCTGCTCATCCAGAGTCTGGACAGCAAGAAGTGTGTCGTTGATCCCGGCACCATCAAGTGTGGAGACGGGGTATTCGCCAGCCGACCGCAGGATGCGGTTGATGGCGTCCAGCTTTTTCAATGCACCCATTAGTCCTCTTTCACAAAAAGCCCCCCCACCCCAATACAGGGGCAGGGGGGCCAGGAGACGCAAGCCCATATAGGGCGTCAATCACAAATCACGCAGTCTTGACGATAGCGGCACAGACCGGACGGAGAATACCGCCGCCGGTGTACATCTTCGACACGGTGAAGTCCGTCTGGCGACGAACGTCACGGTCGATCTCGGTCTTGATGCCGGTGTGCATCACGGTACCGACAGCCTGCTCCTGGAACATCACGGTGCTGACGTTGGAGTAGTCCTTCTTGTACAGAGGGTCGATGCTCGTATCAGCCGAGCGATCAGCCATGATGGTAGTGGTGTCCGCAAGCCACGGGGTACGGAAGATCGCCACACCATTGTGCATGATGTAGGTATCCGGTCCTTCGTTACCCATCTGGCCGGGACCGCCAGCGAGGCCGTCCTGATGCGAACCGAACAGCGGTCGGTGCGTGCCAGCCTCACCTGCGGAGGCGGGCATGCCCAGGTTCTTGAGGGCATACCACATGGCGGGGGTAACCGCGCAGTAGCGGTTTTCGTGGGGAACGAAGTTGTTCTCCCAGTAGACCACCTGAGCCTCAATCGCGTCCAGAGTGGCAACAGCACCCGCTTCACCTGCGGTGCCCGTAGCCGCGTTCGTCGACGACTGGCCAACCGGGAAGAGGGCCGAACCGGCACCAGTCGGGTTCGCGTACTGAGCGGCCTGAATCAGCCAGTACATCGTCTTGATGTCCCACTGCTTCGCCAGGGCACGCCCGGTTTCGGCAGCGAGTTCGGAGCGGACGTCGTAGTACGACAGGTCCTGCTCGATGTCATCAGTCTCGTAGGTCGACACGACGGGCCGGCCTTCGAGGTTGATCTCGTACTCGCGGGTCGCAATGTCCTGACCGAACAGCTCTTCGCCACGATCGTGGATCGTGGTGTCAAGCTTCCAAGTCGCGGGGAACTTCGCCTTGGTACCGGTCGCGATCGTCTTGGATCGGACCTTGGGGGCGAACTGAAGGTACTCGACGAAGCGAGTGAGGATTTCGGATTCGAAGACCTGACCATAGAGGTCGCCGACTGCCGGACTGGCCTTGGTACCCCAGTCACCAGTGGTGACCGTTTCATACGGTGCAAAGGCCGGGTTGAGTGAGTCAATACCCATTGTTTGATTCTTTCGAAGGAGACATTCCCTCGTTGTCTTCAGGTTGTCGGGTTGGGTTGTTCCCCGTACTGGGGAGCCGTCACCGGCCATTCGACCAACGTGCAACCACGCCTCGGATGGGGACCGAGGTTCATTCCTGGGGCGTGCTGCAGGCGGGTAAATAAAAAATCCCTCCCCAGCCTTTCAGCCGGGAAGGGGGAGATACCACCACCACCAAGTGGGAAGTATCGTTGGTAAGTATACCTAGCAAACCACCGACGCGGCACACAATCTGTAGCGATTCGGCACGGACCGTCGGTGGCTTGGTCCGGTCAGTCTAGCCATCACCACTTGACCTTGTCGGCCCAGTAGGCGGCTGACATCTTGCCCTTCTTGATGTTCTTTGCGTGACGAGCCTTGAAGGATTTCCGCTTGGCCTTCATGGCGTCGGACTCGCCCGCCTTGGGCTTGCCCGCCGTCTTTGCACCCTTCTCGCCGAAGCGGATCGTCTTGATCTTGTCGCCTTCTTTGGCGACCACGATGTGAGACTTCTTCGGGTGGTCCGGGGTTCGCTTGGGCTTGTTGAAGCCAGACACCCCAGCACGTTCGAGTCGGGGATCTCGCTTTTTCTTTTCTGCCATTACGGAATCCGCCTCTTGCTTTGGTTGGTAATTGCAATGCGTCGCATGACCTCATCCCGGTACCCGTCCTTGTTGGAGTGGTAACGAGGGTCGCGGATAGCCTCCATCATCTCGGTGCTCGAGTTGAAGGCTTGGACCGATGCCGTGGATCGACCGGCATCGCCGACCGACCCAGATCTTGGTTCCTTGGCAGTGAGATCCGACTCCATATAACGGGCACGCAGTCCAAGGAGAACGGTTTCCCATCCCGGCTGGGACAGGGCGTTGTTCATCTGGTTGCGTTCGGGCTCAGACAGGTTCTTGCTGGCCCAGTCGATGATCCCACTCAGCGTTTCCGTACCACCGACGAGCCCAGCGGCGGACTCTGCCTGTTTTGCGGCCTGTGCCTGCCGCCCCTCGACGAAGGAATCAATGATGTCGTCGGGGACTTGGTACTTCTCGCGAATGGTGGAGCGAGTTTCGTCACTGAGTTGGCCCGTCGTATTGAGTTCGGTTCCCCAGTTGTTCCAGTCATCGGGACTGATCTCGGGCGTTTCGACTTCGGGGATCTCAAGAGACTCAACGGGGGCGGGCTCGGGTTCAGGTTCAGGGGTAGGAGCAGCCCGCAGTTGGGCATTTTCCTGAGATGTCTGGGTCAGCTTCGCCTGAAGCTGCTTGTAGCTCTCAACGAAATTGTCGGCGTCTCCGCCGAACTGCTCGGGGATTCGCTCTGGGTTGTTCTTGGCCCAGTTTTCGACGTGAGCGACGTCGTACTCGGGCGAACCCGGTACAGGTGCCTCCGGAGTTTCCGGAGTTTCAGGAGTCGGTTCGGTCATGCGTTCCTAGCTTGTTCTTCTGCGACTCGTCCAGTGGACTGGATAGCCTGCGACCCCGCCTGCATAGCCATCTGCTGCTGCATGGCGGCTTGTTGTTCTTGCTGGAGTTCTTCCTGAGTCTTCAGGATGCCAGCAGACTCGATTCCAAAGCTCGAAGTGAACCGGTGCAGGAACTGCAACCAGTTGATGTAACTCTGGGACTCGGGCAACTGCTGAACTACCTGTGCCCACTGAACCAGAAGACTGTTTTCGACTTCTCGGTTCAGGGCTTCCAGCCCGGTACGGACCTTCAGGGCCAAGATCTTGTCTTGACCGATGAGATCCATGATCTGCTTGTCGATCAGTTCGTCCTTGGCCATGAGGAGCATGGTCCGTCGGACGATGGGGATCTGGATGTCACGTGCTGCACCGCTGAAAACACCGCCGAGGCTCTGATCGAGTTCGGCAGCGATCTCTCGGATCTGTGTGGCGGTCACCCGCTCGCCCGTCGGCTGGCTAGCCGAGGCAAGAAGGAAGGTACGACCCAGATCTCGCGTCAAAGCATCGCGTGCATTGCTGGTTGTCTGCAGTTGGACCTGGTTGTTGAGCTGGAAGGACCAAACATCACCCGGCTCGGCGACGATGTAGTCACCATTGACGGATTCCTGCAGGTCCTTGCTCGTACCGACCCCTCCGGGGCGGATACCAACCCGGTATTCACTGTTTGCGGCTGCTCCTTCGATCAAAGCACGGCTAAGTGCCTCGAGCGAACGGATGTCACCGAGGTTTTCCTCGACCAGAGAGCGTCCGTAGTCCTCTCCAGCGACCCGAGACCATGTCTGGGGGCTGTAGGGACAGACGTCGTACTCTCCAGAGTCGACGATGGCGTTCCGGAACTCCTTCAGGCACTCCCACTTCCCATCCTTACGCTCAAGGAGCGTGTAAATGGGCTCGTGTTCGTTGCTGGGGCCACCAGCACACGGCACTGACTTCTGATCGGGGACGTTCGTCCACTCCTGGGGGATGGAGCGGGGGTCAACCCACTCTCGAACGATGATTTCGGTCACCACGCCGTCAGGTCGACGACGGAGGACGTACTGATCGCAGCGGACGACCCGGAATTCGTAGTCATCACTCTGATACAGCAGGGCATCGCCCATGACGATCAGGTGCTGGAACAGCACGAACAGTTCCTGCCGAAGGTTGGTCTCGCTGAGCTTGTCCATCACCCGGCGGTCGAGCCGATTGAGGGAAGCTTCGGTTTCCGTGGGGACGAACTCCATGTCCAGCTGGTGCTGGAAAAAGGGGAGTTGGTTCAGCGGATAGATGGCGGACACCATGCGGCTTGCCAGACTCATGACACCACGAGCCGGCAAACTGCTAAACAGGTCAGGAAGCGAGTCGCCCTGGTTGAAACCAACCGGCGGCATCAGGCCCGGCACCGTTACCTCGGCACAGGCCCGTGCACGCTCCAACTGGACCGTTCTTCGGGTCGACAGATGGTCAAACCTCTGTCGGATTGTCTTTTCGTGCATCAGGAGGTCCCCGGAATGTAGATCCCGTAGCCCTCTCGGGTCATGGACTTACGTCCTCGTCGCCGCTTCTGGTTGGTACCAGCTTTGGCGGTGCCTTCTCGGGCACGGAGGGCGGCGAGGTACTTCTCTTTCTGGATCTCGGCAGGGCTGGGACCGCTCGGTCCACCGCCACCACCACCTTCAAACACTGTCTTGATGTTGGGGGTTCGGTAGGTCGTTTTCATTGGTCTCTCTGATTGTCGTGAATGGATCGGAGCTTCTCGACAACGGACCGGGCACCTTGGGTGTGGTCAATCGCGGGTCGGTCGAGGAGGTGAGACTGGGTTCCCACCGGCGGGTACAGCCTC